GAGCCACCACCATCGCCACCATCCCTGCCGCCGCTATAACTACCATCAAAGCTATCGGTGAAACCCCCTTCTGCTGCTTCACCGGGATCCATCGTGTTCGGAAAATAAGTTGGAATGCCACTAGGGCCGGGCTTGCCGGAACCGCCCATGCGTCTGAGCATACGCTCTTCATCTTTGTTGATGTAAGCTAATGAATGGGGCTGGCCTTGAACATTAACCTTGCGCTTTGGTGCCATCTTTGAATGCGCCATATCTCTACTCCTTAACTCGCAACCGCGAATGGGTCATAGGCCGTCATAGCAACCTGTTGTGGTGGCCGGGCGTTCACACGGCTTTCCTGCACACCAATCGACATATAGCGAAAGCTGTCAGCCGCATGGCTAGACCAGTCGTGAACCGGCGTTAATCTGTATGTTCTGCTTTTTTCGTTGTATGCCCGGTGATATTGCCGCAAGGATTCAAGCCCTGCCTTGCATTTATCCCGGTCAAAATAACAACGCGGGATCATCATTTGCGCCGCATGGATCCCATCTTCAAGCGGAAGCTTCGGTAACACTCTGAAATTAAGACCCAGATCCCACGCAATCTCTCTGCGGCTTTTGCCGCTGCCAAGCTCACGCACCTCAATATCGTGAGGCGCAAAGTGATCCCCATACAAGTAGCCTTTACGCGCAAGGATTGAACAATAGTGCGGTAAGCCCTCACCGCGCGCCTCATAATAATCGATAACATGAATGCCCTTTCCGGCACTGCCACCAGACTGTGCAAACCAAATGCTAGTCGCATCGCCCACACCAAGATCCCAGAATGTCTGTACCTTCATCGCCGGGTCATACGGCCCATTGGTTATGCGGCCATCTTCAAGAGCGGTCTGCATCTCTTTGCCGTAAATGCTGCCCGGTACATTCGCCACCCAGCTACACTCAAACTCTTGCTCATACTGGTCAGGTGACATCATCACCTTTGCAGCTTCTAGCTCCTCATCAGGCAAAATGCCTGTCTCGCTGGCCTTATAAACAGCCGCAAGCCAATCATCATTAGACGCTGCTAACTCATAATAATCGTAAAACATGTTGGTGCCGCGCGGCGTTCCAACAAATACGCACCAGCCCTGCCGGTCAGACAATGCTGGCCGTAGGATCTCAGGAAACACGCTCTCAGGCATGTCGGCTACCTCATCCATGATGCAGCCGTCTAGATAGATCCCTCGCAAGCTATCCGGGTTCTCAGCGCCTAACAGGCTTATCCTAGCCCCTGTCGGCAGATCACAACGCAGCTCAGTCTCATGAAACCGCACACCAGGGATCTTGCCAGCAAACTGCTTTAAATAATCCCATGCCACATTCTTAGCCTGCCGATAAGTGGGGGCCATGTACGCATAGCGTGGGCTGGGCTTGTCGTTCATTATCGCATCGCGCAACAAATGGTTGACCGCCATGACGGTCTTGCCAAACCGGCGATGGCAGACAACTACGCCCCAACGCTTCTCAGCAAGCTGGTCATGCAGCTTTTTCTGGAGCGGTCTGGGTGCATAGGGGATGACAATCTGCATGGATGTGAGGCTCCATTAGTCGGGAAGATTATTGATGTATGAGGGCGCGGTAAAATATCGGAGGGTGGGGTCAGGCATATCCCGAAAACCTGACCAACATTCCGCACGGTTACTCCCCATCTACTCCCCATAATATGAGGCATGCCCTTCTTTCCCCAGCAATCCTGCGGGATACAGCATCAAAGGTCACCGCTCTAATCAGGCGGTGCATCGATGCTGCTTCACGCGCGTAGCTGGGCCAGACACAGCGCTGATATATAGGGAGCCTTACCCCTGTCCTTCCTCTGCCTTGACCTCTCCACCTTCCCAGCTAATCGTGATGCTTTGCTGAGCTGGTGCATCCTCTCGCTTATCTCTCAGCCCCCATGGCTGTAGCTTAGCCATCGTGAACTTCAATGTATCAACCTCAAGTCTACGGCGCTGCACCTCAGCATTGAGCATCCTTGGATCCAGCTCTGCCGGCAACGGTGACATGGCAAGGTCATTGATGTGATCAGCATAGAACTCAGCCTGCATCACCCTGCCTCTACGATAGATCTCGAACAGCTCATCATCGTTAAGCACTGACCTTGTGACAGTCCGATAGCCCGGCATGCCCGGATCCTTACAGATGCTAAGCAATGTCTCACCACTGCCAAGCCGGTCAGCAATGTCTGTCATCATTGATTTGTTGATCTTCTTAACTGCCATGATTGTCCAAATAAAAAGGCTGGATCTGCATCAACAGAACCAGCCAAGTCAGGGAGGAGCGGTGAGAAACCGCACGATAGATTGACTATGCAGATTTTGACGACATTTGCAACACCCTTTATTTCTTATGCATAGCCCTTGACATCTTGTGTCAAGATACCCATATTAATAATAGGAAAGGAGGTGATGCAGATGAATGACTATCTCGACAATGAGATTGCAGGTGCGTGTAATGACACGCTGCACCAGTGGATGGCAAACGCTATTGCTACCACTGCTTGCATCGGTCACGGCAAGGGTAACGCTAATAACGCCCGCGCTGACCGATACCGCGCAGCTCTCATAGATCGTGGCGTTAGCATTCCAGAAATTGATTTTTGGAAATGTTTGGATAACCCAGACAGCTACCGCGATCAACTGCACAAGGTGGGCGTTTATAACGGCCCCGGCAGTTACTAAAAATGGCAGGGGCGGCATGGCCGCCCCACCACAATTCAACAACGAAGGGAGACTGAAATGACTTACATTTTCAACGATGGCGGCAGAGCCGCCGCAGGCTTCAAAGGCACAGCAGGCGATTGCGGTGCAAGAGCAATGGCAATTGCATTGGGCCTTGAATACAAAGCTGCTTATAAAGAGTTGGCACAAGCAAACAAGGACATGGGCTTTGCCAAGTCTGCCCGCAACGGCATTATGAAAAATGTCTATGACATGGTTCTAAAGCGTCATGGTTGGGTTTGGCATAGCGCACCAAAATTTGATGGGCGCAAAGCTAGATGCTCTGATATGCCCACCGGCACAGTCATTGCCCGACAATCGCATCACTTTGTTGCGGTCATCGATGGGCAACCACATGACATATTCAATTGCACCCGCAAAATGGTTTATGGCTATTGGGCAAGAGCATAATGGATATCATCCGCTTCATCTTTGAACTCGCCGGGCTGGCACTATTCTTTGCCAGCCTTTACCTCACCGCTATTCTGCTTCATGCAATGGCCGGTACGCTATGAGCAAGCTACGACATTTCACTGTCAAGCTAAGTGAAGCACAAGCATTCACTGCGGAATACCACCGGCATTCAAAGCCACTTAAACGCCACATGTTTAGCATTGGCGCTCACACTGGCATGCTGATGTATGGTGCAGGGTTCCATGAGAACCACGGCTATCCACTGGGAATGATTGGCGTTGCAACGGTAGATCGATGCTCATCAGCATGGTCAAAGTATAATGGCTACATAGAATTACGAAGGCTGTGCATTAATCCAAAATGTTCAGACATACATGCTGCAAGCTTTTTGATCGGCAAAGTTAAGCAAGCATGTTTTGCCATGGGGTATCGCATTATTGTAACTTACACAAAGCCTGATGAAAGCGGCGCATCCTTGTTGGGTGCTGGCTTTTCAATTGACAAATATCGCGTTGAGCATAATGACGGCACCATCATTGATGGGTTAGTGCGCTGGGTTTGCATTGACGGCAATCAACCAAATGACAAACAGCGAGAGTTTACGCGCGATAGCTTGCAAAGCATTAAAGATTTGTCTTTTGATACAGTCTAATTATTTAATCCCTGATACGATATAGATCGATAATACATCTTTGTGAGCGCATCCCGATAGTTGCGCTTGACGATCCTTGGATCATTCAGCCCCAAGATGTGAGCCAGTTTGCTCCACCTTGGCCCCCTATCTCTTCCCACTGCACTGTGTGCCACAGCCATGATCAAACGCCTACTATCCTGATCCATGGCCATCAGCATGCCATGCGCCTCATCCATCTTATCAATCTGATCCCCGGTTGGTCTAAGCCTGACCTCACCTTGCTGCGTCCAGCCATAGCCATGCCAGTCCATTGGATAGTCAGGCCATGACGCTTGCTTTTGAACCCTGATAGCCTTGGGCAGTCTGCGCTCAGTCACAGCCATGTCCAGCATCATCGTGTGCAGCTCATTTATGTCCATGACGGTTCCTCTCCAAATGCAGCTCTGCCTCAATCACCCAATCCAAAACTTGTGTGTGATCCATTTTTGAGATTGCTTTGAGGGTGTCTGTGAATCTGTCTGCCGACATTGTTGGCCTTAACTGCCGCAACGCCCGGTCTTTGCGAAACAGCAATGGATCATTCTTTGCTTTGGAAACGGCTGTAACGTAGTTCTGGTTTGTCTTCTTGGTGATCGTCCTCAACATGTCGCGTATCTCGTATGATCTATCCTGTTGACATGGTTGATCTGATGAATTAGTCATATCGTTATAATCGAGCGAAGCGAGTTGAGGCTTATCCTTATCGGTTAAATCAATAAATTGGTTCGGCTGATCCTTAAAAGGCT